TAGAAGATTTCTGGCTGCCTAGACGTGAAGGAGGTAGAGGAACTGAGATTACAACACTTCCAGGTGGACAAAATCTTGGCGAAATTACTGATATTCATTATTTCCAAAAGAAACTATACAAAGCTTTAGGTGTTCCTGAGACTCGTATAGGTGGAGAAAGTGGATTTAATCTTGGTAGATCTTCAGAGATTCTAAGAGATGAACTGAGGTTTAATAAGTTTGTTGGACGTTTGAGGAAGAGATTCTCAAATATGTTCCTTGATATATTGAAGACACAACTACTTCTTAAGAATGTAGTGACTCCAGAAGACTGGACTTCAATGTCTGAACACATCCAATTTGATTATATGTATGATAATCATTTTGCTGAACTTAAGAACAGTGAACTCTTTAATGAGAGAATGGGCAATCTTCAACAAGTCGAACCATATATTGGTAAGTATTATTCACAAGATTATATAAGACGTGAGATTTTACATCAGACTGAAGAAGAAATAATTGAACAGGATAAGATAATTGCTCAAGAGATTGATGCTGGATTATATGCAGATCCTATAATTATGCAACAAATGGAGCTAACTGCCGCTGCTACAGATGTTGCTGCACAACAGGCTGAGATGGAAGCTCCAGAAGCTCCAAAAGCACCAACCGGCGGCGAAATATAAATAAACTTAGTATATTTACATCATCGTGGATTCTGAACAATTGATTACTAAAGTGTTGGACGATGCTCCTGCACATGAAATATCTGATGCTATCAAAGATCTTCTTTATGCGAAATCCGCTAATAAGGTTGAAGGCGAAAGACCTTCTGCCGTTGCAGATCTTTTTAAGAGCGATGAAGTAGAACCTGAAGAACCAACTGTAGACCAAGAAGAGGATCCCGAAAATGTTAATTAAAGTTTTAGCAGCTGAAGGTAATTTATCTTCTGCATCTAATGTTGGTACTGCCACTGTAGTAAGACTTTTTAATAATCATTCAGCCGCAATTGCAATCACTAGAAAATTAGCTGGTGGTACAACTGTTGGTAGTTTAACTGTTAATACTAAAGAGACTGTTCTTTTAGAAAAAGATTCTACAGATACACTTACCGCTGCATCTAATGGTGCAAGTGTTTTAGTCACAAAGATCGCATACGGTTATTCCTAAACTAAACCAATGAAACTTATTAGAGAAGAGATCGAAAATGTAGAGGTTATCGTCGAGGAACGTGGCGGTAAAAAGAACCTTTTCATTGAGGGAGTTTTCCTTCAAGGGGATATCAAGAATCGCAATGGTCGTTTGTATCCTGCACATACTCTTGCAAAAGAGGTGTCAAGATATAATGAAGCCTTTGTTGGTAAAGGACGTGCTCTTGGTGAACTAGGTCATCCTGATGGCCCAACTGTCAATCTAGACAGAGTTTCACATAAGATTACTTCTCTGCGACAGGAAGGATCAAACTTCATTGGTCGTGCTAAAATTTTGAGTACACCTATGGGTAATATTGCCAAGAATCTTCTTGATGAAGGAGTTAAACTTGGTGTTTCTTCTAGAGGTGTTGGTTCAGTCAATATGAATAATGAAGGTGTTAATGTTGTCGGTGAAGATTTCATGCTTGCAACTGCTGCTGACATAGTAGCGGATCCTTCAGCTCCTGATGCTTTCGTGGATGGCATTATGGAAGGAAAAGACTGGATTTGGGACGGTGGTGTTCTTCGTGAGAAGTTCGCAACTAGAACATATAAGCAAATTAATACTCTTGCAAGTTCACGTGAACTACAAGAAAACAAAATTAAGTTATTCCAAGATTTCCTATCAAATCTTTAATTTATAACTTTTCTAAATAATAAAAGATTCCACAAGTATAAAGTCTTAATCGGAGAGCAAAAACAATGTCCGTTGGTAACGAATTACAAGAAATGGAAGTAGGCACTGTGCAATCCAAGACTGCTGTTAACGCTAACGCAGCTCCTGGAGACAAAGCCCTTCCCAAAGCAGGTAACAATGCATCTGGTGTAGTAACACCTGGCAATTCTGCAGAAGTGGAGGATCTAGGCGGACCTACTCCCGATAACTACAAGACCGATGACGATTCGGCTAAATTAAATACACCTGGAAAGACACTTGCTCAGGTGAGCAATGTTGTTAATAAAGGTGCTAAGTCAGCAGTTAAGTCTGGTGATGTTAAACCTGAATCTGTCGAACCAGATGAGTCCAAAGAAGTAGTTGCAGAGGAAGATCAAGTGGCTGAAGTCACCGAAAAACCTGTCGATATCGAACAGGATATGTCTGCATTATTCTCTGGAGAAGAACTTTCAGAAGAGTTCCAAAACAAAGCAAGAACAATCTTTGAGGCAGCAATTAACACAAAGGTTGCTACTATTGCAGAGGGACTTAAGAAAGAAAACGAAGAGAAGATTGGCGAGGAAATTGAATCCGTCAAGTCTGCTCTCGTAGAAAGAGTCGATTCTTACCTTGAATACGTTTCTGACGAATGGATCAAGGAGAACGCACTTGCTGTTGAGCATGGATTAAAGTCTGAGATGACTGAATCCTTCCTTGGTGGCATGAGAAAGCTTTTTGAAGAACATTATGTATCAATCCCTGAAGATAAATATGATGTCGTCGAGAATATGGTCACTAAACTTGATGAAATGGAGACCAAACTCAATGAGCAAATCGAGAAGAATGTAGGTCTGAATAAGAGACTCGCTGAGTCTACTGCAGACGGAATCGTTTCTTCTGTGGCTGAAGGCCTTGCCTTAAGTCAGAAAGAAAAGCTCACGACACTTGCTGAAAGTGTTGAGTTTGAAAGTGAAGAATCATATCGTGAAAAACTGGAGACTCTAAAGGAGTCATACTTCGGACAGAGCGTCCAGAAAGAGACCTCAGAGCAAGTACTAAGTGAAGAGCAACAGGCCCAGACATATACTGGATCTATGGCTCAGTACGTAAGTGCTTTGAATATGGTCAAGAAGTGAATTTAACATTATAAATTCAAACGTAAACACTATTCTAATAAAAGCAAATGTTCGATTCAGAACAGTTGCAGGAAAAGTGGAAGCCCCTTCTAGAACATGAAGGACTTGAGGATATCAAAGATCCTCATAGGCGAGCTACCACAGCAGTCCTGCTAGAAAACCAAGAACGCTTTATGCGTGAGGAAAGAGAATTTGTAAGTGGAAGCCCACAACAGTTGCAAGAGATTACCAATGCAGGTAACGCAGCTGGTGCTGGTGGTGGATTCGGTGGCGGTGCAACCGCAGCTGGACCTACTGCAGGTTTCGACCCAGTTCTTATAAGTCTTATTCGTCGTTCAATGCCTAACCTTTTGGCATACGACATTTGTGGCGTACAACCAATGAACGGACCAACAGGTCTGATCTTTGCGATGCGTTCACGTTACACCAACCAGAGTGGAACAGAAACATTCTACAACGAAGTTGATTCTGCATTCTCTACTCAGGATGGTAACTCCGACCTAACTGGTGGTTTCACAAAAGCCAACGCTGGTTTAGGTACAGCCGCACAACAGGGAACTAACCCATCTGTACTTGCTTCTGGAGACATTGCTCAGGCATTGTATTCAGTTGGTCAAGGTATGCAGACTGGTGATGCAGAAGCTCTTGACGGAACAGGCAATAATGCCTTCCGTGAGATGGCATTCTCAATCGAGAAAGTCACAGTTACTGCTAAGTCTCGTGCTCTAAAGGCTGAGTACTCATTGGAACTTGCCCAAGACCTTAAAGCAATCCACGGATTGAACGCTGAGGCCGAGTTGGCAAACATCCTTTCAACTGAGATACTTGCTGAAATTAACAGAGAAGTTGTTCGTACAATTTACAAGGTTGCTGAGTCTGGTGCTCAAGCTAATACCGCAACTGCTGGTACTTTCGACTTAGACGTTGACAGTAATGGTCGTTGGTCTGTTGAGAAGTTCAAAGGACTTCTGTTCCAGATTGAAAGAGATGCAAACGCTGTTGCACAAAGAACTCGTCGTGGAAAAGGTAACATCATTGTTACTTCTGCTGACGTTGCTTCTGCACTAACAATGGCTGGTGTACTTGATTACACACCTGCTCTT